AACGCCTAACTTTAACTGGCCCGTACCTACCTCGACCGACCTCGTAAAAGATGGCGCTACAGCTATCGAGGCTCTAGGAGACTCTATCGATGCCTCACTGGTCGATCTTAAAGGTGGCACTACAGGGCAGGTACTTAGTAAGACCTCAGGTACCGATATGGATTTTACTTGGGTTACAAGTGATGATGCTAACGCTATACAAAATACTATTGTCGATGCTAAAGGCGATTTAATTGCGGCTACAGCTGCAGATACTCCGGCTCGTTTAGCGGTAGGCACTAATGGGCACGTTTTAACGGCTGACTCAACTACTGCAACCGGCTTAAAATGGGCGGCTGCCAGTGGCGGAGGAAAAGTTTTACAAGTAGTCCAAGCACAAAACGGAACAGTAACAACTATTGGAAACACTACCTCTTACTCTGATACTGGTTTATCGGGATCTATAACTCCAACCTCATCTACGTCAAAAATATTAGTTTTAATAAATCACGGAACTATTAGACGAGGCGGCAATATTTACGCAGGAGCTAATATTAAATTATTACGCGGTGGCACTGATTTACAAGTATTTGGCTCAGTTGTAGGTTCTATTCCGGGAGACGGATCAGATGTTACTTTTAGCATATCTCACGCTTACCTAGACTCTCCGGCTACAACGTCTAGCACAACTTACAAAACACAGGCGGCAAATAACGCAACCGGCTCCGGTGCTTATATTAAGTTTCAGGCTGACGATACCGGATATCCGTCATTAACAAACTACGCGACTATTACACTTATGGAAATTGGTGCATAATGAATCACTCTGAAATTGTAAAAGCGATTTTTTTTATAAATAATGAGTCCTCGTTTCGACTCTCAGGTGATGATTACTCGAAAATAGAGTGGTTTTCTGACTGGGATAAACCAACTCTAAAAGAATTGCAAGATGCTTTACCGCTTGCAATAGCAGCGGAAAACGCAAAAATTACTAATGATGCACTTAATAAAGCTGCAGTCCTTGAGCGTTTGGGAATTACAGCCGATGAAGCGCGGCTGCTTTTATCGTGAGCCTTACAAGCTATAACGGATATCCGGCCTCTAAAGACCCGGACGAGATAAAGATAAAGTCCTATCCTGTAAAGGGTACGGACCGTAAGCTTAGGTGCGCTGAGAGTGTGGGCCCACTCTTGGCCGCCTTTGCTGCAGAGTTTCACGAGCTAATTGAGCCGATCGATGAGGGTACCTTTGATGACTGGGGCTACGCTTTTAGGATGGTGCGCGGTACTACGGATAAATTATCTTGCCACTCATCCGGTACAGCTATTGATCTAAACGCGACAAAGCATCCACTAGGTAAAGCCGGTACGTTTCCGGCTGAAAAGGTACCAATGATCCGGGCACTAGCTAAGAAATACGGCCTAAAGTGGGGCGGCGATTTTAAGAGCAGACCGGATGATATGCACTTTGAGGTAGAGGTAAAACCCGGCAAGGCTCAAGCCTTAATAAAGACTTTAGGTTTATAATAAATTAAATCCTTAAGGGCACTAAGGAGCTATATAATGAAAGAGCAACTAATCGCAGCCGGCAAATCCTACGCACGAGCAGCTATAGCAAGTGCGGCCGCGCTGTATATGTCCGGGATCACTGATCCTAAAGTACTAGCTAATGCGTTTATCGCCGGCTTAGTAGGGCCACTACTTAAAGCTGTGCAGCCAAGCGAGAAGCAGTACGGCTTAGGCTCTAAATGATCCGGGCCCTGATAGGGGCATTACTGGGGATTTTGCTCCTATCGGGGTGCGGTTATCAAGGATGGGTTAGGTATGAGTGCCAAGAATACAAAAACTGGGATAACCCTGAGTGCGTTAAGCCGCAGTGCACGGTTACCGGTACCTGTACTGAGGATCTTATTACGCCAAATGACTAGGGAAAAGAAAAGACTAACTCCCGAGGATATACACGCTCGCCTAATCTTTCTTATCGGTGCCGTACTAGCTTTAACCTTTTTTGTAATTACAGGCGGTGCGGTTTACGCGCTTGTCTTTGTAACTCAGCCGGTGGGGGCTCAAGCTCCTAACGATCGAGACTTTATACAGCTGCTACAGACTCTAGCTATATTCTTAACCGGTGCATTAGGCGGCGTACTTGCCGGTAATGGCCTTAAATCTAAGCCTAAAGAACCGACAAAAACCGACACGCCTATCTAAATACTTGCGATATGTCGGAGGATGCCCTCATACTGATACTACACACGCCGAGAGGGCTACTCGGGTAGTAGCCTAATCGGCCTTAACAAAGGGCGATATATGAACAGTTTAGACTTTCTAATAGTTTTTGGTATTACCGGCATAATGGCAGCGTTTGTTAGATTTGCTTATGAGTGGGGATACCGCGAGGGGCACGGCGAGGGTTACTTAAGAGGTCGAGCTATATCTAAAGCTCTCCAAGATAAAGGCGTAAATCGCTAATGGGATTCTTAGATAACTACGAGGACGTAAACAGCCGTATTAAAAGATTCCGTACCGAGTTTCCATCTGGGCGATTAATCGCTTTTATCGAGCATATTGATTTAGACAAGGGCACGATCCTTGTAAGAGCTGAGGCTTACCGAGAGTACGAGGACACAGTGCCAAGCGCCGTCGATTATGCTTTTGGTAACGTAGCGACACTTCCGCAAAATATGAAAAAATGGTTTATCGAGGACTGCCTCACGTCCGCTTACGGTAGAGTTATAGGCCTTTTAACGCCGAGCGATGGCGGTAGGCCTACAGCTCAGGATATGCAAAAGGTAGAGGCCTCTTATGCTAACTCGGAGCCTGATCCTTGGGCCGTAAATGCAGCCAAAGAGGGCATACCTACAATAGCTACAGCTATGGCAACGATCCAAGAGGGGCTAGGCGGTGAGCTACCGGCTGAGCCTCCTCGATGCCCTCACGGCACGATGGTATGGGCTGAGGGTACGAGCAAGGTAGGTAAACCGTGGGCCGCTTATCGATGCACTGAAAAGAATAAAGCTACGCAGTGCAGCCCTCGATGGCACGTCTTGGCGAGTGATGGTAAATGGAAACCTCAAATCTAACCGAGCAGTCACTCTTTGACTATATAAAGAGCACGTACCTTGAGGATCTGCAAAAGACCGAGCACGAGTACGAGTACATAGATGCCACGAGCACCGGATATAGGCTAACTATCGAGCTTAAATGCCGTAAGACTCATTACGACGAGCTGATACTCGAAAAGGATAAATACGAGTCATTAATGGATAGAGCTCAGGATTTGGGCTTTACTCCGTTTTATATCAACTCAACACCGAAAGGTATATACGCGTTTAACCTACGCAAAATTACGGTTACTTGGATTACTAAACGCTTACCGGCGAGCACTTTTGATAAGGGAGTCGAGATCGATAAAAAGGTAGCGTTACTACACATAGATAAGGCGGTACAGCTCTAATGGGTGAAATGACTTTTATTAAAAACGGATTCGCTACAACAATAGGCCGAGATGGCGAGGTAACTACTACCGTAGCCGTGCAGTGCGACGGTTGCTTTCAGTGGAGTAACGGCTTAGGTGGTCGAGATATCAAGGATATAGGTGATACGGTCCTAATGTGGCTGTGTGCGGAGTGCCGTAAATGACTATGTATACGCACGAGTGCAGAGCTTGTAAAAAGGTTACGGATCAGATCGAACGCATAATTACTGATAATTTACCGCCATATGTAAAGACCCTACAGTGTACTAAGTGTGGGGTTATTGGCGTATGTATGATCGAGGAGCCTAAAGATGCCAACGTATGAGTACGAGTGCATTAGCTGTAATATCCGGTACAACTCGATACAGCCAATAGGCGAAAATGTAGCGCCCATATGTTGCGGTACAGCTATGAGGCAGGTTTACTCAGTGTCAGGTATCAGCTTTAAGGGCACCGGATGGGGTGGATCTAAATGAAAGTATTACTAGCTTGTGAGGAAAGTCAGGCCGTAACTAAAGAGTTTAGGGCCCTTGGGCACGAGGCCTACAGCTGCGACATATTGCCTACAAGCGGTGATAATCCTAAATGGCATATACAGGATGACGTAAGAAATGTGCTAGATGAGGCTTGGGATCTTATTATCGCTTTCCCACCTTGTACTCACTTGGCTAGCTCAGGCGCTGCTTGGTTCGCTGAGAAACGTAGAAACGGTAAACAGCAAGAAGGTATAGATTTCTTTCAGCTCTTTACTAACTTAAAAGCTCCTAAAGTAGCTATAGAAAACCCTATCGGCATTATGAGCAGTCATTACCGTAAACCGGATCAGATCATACAGCCTTACTATTTTGGAGATCCTTATCGTAAAAGCACTTGCTTATGGTTAAAGGGTTTACCTAAATTAGAGCCTACTAATTACGTAGATATGGGAGAGCAGATAACCTACAAGAGTGGTACGACAATGCCTAAATGGTATGCCGATGCTTGGAAACTGCCACCTGCTGAAAGATCACGAGTGCGCTCTAAGACTTTCCCTGGTATTGCTAAAGCTATGGCTGAGCAGTGGGGTGTGGCCTGTGGATAACTTGTGGAGGACACGCTCTAAGTACGCTCAACTTATCCACATATTTGCAGCCTATTTGACTATAGGAGTACGCTCCATACTCGCAGGCGAGCCGCTGAGGCGGATAGCTCGCAGGCGTAGTTTGGTGCTTGTGGCCGGGCTATTGCTATTTACCAATATGCCTACAGCTAAGGCTCTTAGCACTGCAAGAGATATTAACCATTACAAACTCTATGCACATATGAAGCTATTAGATGCTAAGCAGTATCGATGCTTAGAGCTGTTATGGCATAAAGAGAGTAGATGGAATCCAAGAGCAGATAACCCTAAGAGCTCTGCTTATGGGATACCTCAGCTGCTTAAGCTTAAAGAGCTTGATCCATATAAACAGATAGACCTAGGACTTAAGTACATAGATCATAGATATGGCACTGTGTGTAAAGCTCTTGCCCACCATAAAAAAGCCGGGCACTACTAGATGGTACAAGGCAGCCACGATCCTAGGCTCACTAGGCAGTACCGGAAGCAACGCGAGATAGTCCTAGCTAGAGATGGCTACGTCTGCTATTACTGTGGACAAGATGCTAATACTGTGGATCATATAGTCAGTATCAAAGCCGGAGGAGATCCTATTAGCCTTGAGAATATGGTCGCGTGTTGTAAGCGATGCAATAGCTCTAAAGGATCACGCTCACAAGGCGTTTTTTTAGCGTCAGCGTTTAC